GTTCTGGAAAAAGGATGAATTGCTCAGGGTTAAGGCTTCCTTGTCGCTGGGCAAATGGAACGCGCAGTGGCAGCAGAACCCCACTGCTGAAGAAGGCGCCATCATCAAAAAGGAATGGTGGAACAAATGGGAGAAAGAGAAAGCGCCGCCGGTCAGTTACATTATGCAAAGCTACGATACAGCGTTTTCTAAGAAGGAGACGGCGGATTATTCGGCGATTACCACATGGGGTGTTTTTAAACCGGATGAATATGGTCCCGATAGTATTATACTAATGGATGCAAAACGCGGACGTTGGGACTTCCCTGAGCTGAAGGCCAAAGCGTTGGAAGAGTACAAATACTGGGAACCGGACATGGTGCTCATAGAGGCCAAAGCGACGGGTACACCGTTAACGGATGAATTACGAAGTGTAGGTATCCCGGTTGTTAATTACACGCCCTCGAAAGGGAAAGATAAGCATACGCGGATGCACATGGTGGCCCCTATCTTTGAAAGCGGCAAAGTTTGGGCTCCTGAGAAACGTTTTTCTGAGGAGGTGATCGACGAGTGTGCCGCTTTTCCTAATGGCGACCATGACGATTATTGCGATTCAATGTCCATGGCGCTTATTAGATACCGTAAAGGAGGGTTTTTGCGACTTGACTCTGACGAGGAAGACGTAGAGCCTTCATATAATCCCAGACCTCGTGTTTACTATTAGGAGTATTTAATGGATAGCGTTTTCTCTTGGATTTCTGATCGCGTTCGTGAACCTTCGAGTTGGGCTGCTGTTAGTGCGGGATTTATAGGTCTTGGTGTTGTTCTAGATAATCCTGTTTTGGTACTTCTTGGCTTGGCTAGTGTGGTTGTGGCTATTACAACTAAAGAAAAGGGCAACTGGTAATGTTGTCTAGTCTGATTCCTGGTTTGCTTCCGGTTGTTGGTGATGTACTTGACCGGTTTTTCCCAAACAAGGAGGAGAAAGCAAAGGCACAGCGGGAGATTGCGTCGCGCCTAACCGATCATCTCGCCCACATTGATATTGCACAGATACAAGTCAATCAGCAAGAAGCGACTCACCGTAATCTTTTTGTGGCTGGATGGCGACCATTCATCGGATGGTCGTGCGGTCTGGCTTTGTTCTACACCTACCTTGCACAACCTGTCATAACGTTTGTTCTGGTTCAGCAAGGCCAGTATGTAGACCTGCCCCCAGTGGACTTAGGAGCAATGATGCCAGTCCTTCTGGGGATGCTAGGTCTGGGCGGTCTGCGTAGCTGGGAAAAAGCAAAGGGGATAACTAAGTAATGGCTAACGGAAGACCCTCCCTTATTGACGACATTATGCCTGCACAGGGAACGCCTATCGTTGAATTGATGGAAGAGGAAGTTGATGTTGAGGAGATAGGCGATCCCACCGAGATGATCGAGGAAGAGGATGGTTCCGTTATCCTAAACTTTGGTCAACGCATTCAAGAGCAGCTTCAAACGGAACCCGACGCAAATTTAGCGGAAGTTCTTGATGAACGCGACTTGATGCGGATATCCGATGAACTTACAGGTCTGTACAAGGATGATCGTTCTAGTCGAGATGACTGGGAAGATGCTTACGTTAGTGGTCTAAAACTGCTGGGTCTTAAGTATGAAGAGCGAGAAGAGCCTTTTAGAGGCTCGAGTGGAGTCACTCACCCCGTAATTGCGGAAGCGGTGACACAATTTCAGGCGCAGGCGTACAAAGAGCTGCTTCCTAGTTCAGGCCCAGTGCGTACTCAGATCATAGGAGCCACCAACCCAGAGGTTGAGGCACAATCTGAGCGCGTCAAGGAGTTCATGAACTATCAAATTATCCATGTAATGGAAGAATTTGATCCAGAAATGGACCGTTTGCTGTTTTATTTGCCGCTTGCCGGTAGTGCGTTTAAGAAAGTCTATTTCGATGACCTTTTGGATCGTGCGGTAGCTAGGTTTGTACCCGCCGATGACCTTGTAGTTCCGTATAACGCAACTGATTTGAACTCCGCAGCGAGAATTACGCATGTTATTCGCATGTCGGAGAATGATGTTCGCAAGTTTCAGGCCGGTGGGTTCTACCGAGAGGTGGAATTGATCCCTTATGATGAAGACGATGAGCTTCGAGACAAGGAAAGGGAACTCTCAGGGATTCAAAAAACGACCGATGACAAGGATTGCACCCTTTTAGAGGTACATACAGACCTTGATCTGCCCGGATTTGAGCATGTTAGCCCTATTGACAATGAGCAAACAGGCATAAAGCTGCCTTATATCATCACAGTTGACGAGGGGAGCTCGAAAATCTTGTCAATTCGCCGAAATTGGCGAGAAGGTGATGAATTTTTCCGCCGGATCCCTTATTTTACGCATTACAAGTTCCTTCCTGGGCTTGGTTTCTACGGTTTTGGTCTTTTGCACATGATTGGGGGCTTGGGCCGCTCCGCGACCTCTATTTTAAGGCAATTGATTGATGCAGGCACCTTGGCCAATCTTCCTGCTGGTTTTAAAGCTCGTGGTATCCGTATTCGCGATGCTGACCAGCCTCTTTCTCCTGGCGAGTTTCGTGATATTGATGTCCCCGGTGGCGTTCTTAGCCAAAGTATTCTCCCGCTTCCCTACAAAGAGCCCTCACAAACCCTAATGCAGCTTTTGGGGTTTGTCGTAGACGCCGGAAGGCGATTTGCGGCTATTGCCGACCTACAGGTAGGCGATGGGAACCAGCAAGCGGCGGTAGGAACGACAGTTGCCCTCCTCGAGCGGGGGTCAAAAGTGATGTCTGCGGTGCATAAGCGCTTGCATTACGCTCAGAAGATAGAATTTAAGATGTTGGCTAGGGTGTTTTCGGAATCCCTGCCCCCCATGTACCCCTACAACGTGTGGGGAGCTGAATCTTTAGTAAAACAGGCTGATTTTGATGACCGTGTTGACATTATGCCTGTGTCTGACCCCAATATTTTCTCAATGTCGCAGAGATTGGCTTTGGCCCAGACGCAATTGCAGTTGGCTCAGTCTAATCCGCAAATGCACAACCTTTATGAGGCTTATCGGCGCATTTACGAGGCTATTGGCGTTCCCAACATTGAGGGTGTTTTACCGACACCGACACCTCCGCAACCCACGGATCCGTCCATAGAAAACGCTAGATCCATTATTCAGGAGACTTTGCAGGCATTTCAGACACAGGATCATGACGCTCACATAGCGTCTCACCTGATGTTTATGAAGACACCCACTCCTTCTTCCACCCCACCTATTTTTGGGTTACTGCAAGCGCACCTGTGTGAGCATATAGCGTTTAAAGCCAGGGGTGTGGTACAGGCTGAAATGATGCAGCAGTCCCAGCAGTTACAGCAAATGCAGGCCGCGGGACAGATTTCACCGCAAGAGGCTCAAATGCAGATGCAAGTAGATGTGGAAGCCAAGGTTGCGCAGTATATTGCGCAGTACACCGAGGAAGTCATGGCTGCCTTAATACCGCCGCCAGCAGGGCAGAATGATCCCTTGGTTCAGTTGCGGGGTAAGGAGCTCGACATTAAGGCGATGGATATGCAGCGTAAAGCTGATGAGTTTTCTTCCAAACAAGGGTTCGAGGAACAGCGCGAGGCTCAACGTCAGGATTTGACCCGCGAGAAGATGGACTCTCAGGAAGATATTGCGTTGCTTAGAGCTGATGTCAACCTTGAAAGAATTGGTGAAATGGGAAGTGCCGGTAGAGGAAACTAGAGATGCCGCTAAATAAGAAAGGCAAGGATATTATGCGCAATATGAAGGGCAAGTATGGCGCTGATAAAGGCAAGAGCGTTTTCTATGCTTCTTTGAACAAAGGTACTATTAGTGATGTAGAAGATGTTCCACGTGGAACAAAAATGCGAAGAGGTGGTCTTGTGAAAAAACGTAAAAAGACGAAGTACAAAGATGGCGGCATTGCTTACGACGTAACCCATGGCTCTGAGGATGTCCCTATGCAGTGGGGCCGTGAGAAACTGGATAAAGGTACCGAACAGCTTATTAAAGGTACTGAGTTCCAGGTTCGTGGGCGTTATTTCAACAACAATGACGGTAAGGGGACATTCTGATGCCAAAAGATCCGGCTAAATCTGCGAACGCGGTCTCGAATAAGATCAAAGAGAAGTTAAGAAAGTCCTTGTCTAAAGCTTCGGCTAAATCTGCTAACGCGATCTCGAATAAGGACATTGAGACGTTAAGAAAGTCCATGTCTGAAGATGTCGCCAGAGGCGCTACTAAGACGTTAAGAAAGTCCTTGTCTAAAATTTCGGCTAAATCTGCTAACGCGATCTCGAATAAGGACATTGAGACGTTAAAAAAGTCCTTAAAAAAGAAGGCTAAATCTAAAGTTACGAGGACATTCTGATGCCTGCCAACGTTACCTTTACTAAAGAATCGGAAGCTCAAGATTACGCGGATGAAATTAAGGGCGTTGTTAAAGAGTCCGGTGATGGTGGCTATATAGTTATTGAGATGGATGAAGCAGGGGTTTATAAGATGGCTGACGGCGGTATAGCACCTGCGGCAAGGGCTGCTTCCTTACGTGACAGCATTGGACCCGAATTGCTTAAAACAGGAAAAACTCTCCGAAAAACTCTCCGAAAAAAATTTAGAGGAGCTATTAAAGGCTTTAAAGGTACTTTTTAATAAGAGGTGTTCCCTATTAAAGGACTTATATTACGTGGCTGACCCCGTCACTTTCGCTTACTCCGTGCAGAGATCTATACGGGAACGGATTAAGCTTACCCAAGACGCGATATTACACGGCACTCCTAAGGATATGGAGATGTACCGCCAATTGGTTGGCGAACTAACAGGGCTTGAGTTCGCTGAGCAAGAAATTAGAGAAGCCCTGCAATCGGAGGATACTGAATGAGTAGCCCGCAAATACTGGTCCCAGACCATGTTGCAAAGAGTGAAAAAGCAAAAAAGTCGATAGCTGCCGTTTATGTGGATGAGAAGGACAAGTATCTAGACCCTTCCCGGTTGTCAAAAAGTCTTAAGGAACGGTTGCCACAGCCTACCGGCTGGAGGCTGCTGGTAATGCCTTACATGGGCAAAGCCACGTCAGACGGCGGCATTCACATTCCGGATTCAGTAAGAGAACGAGAGGCGTTAGCTACGGTAGTGGCTTACGTCCTAAAGCTTGGACCATTGTCTTATAAAGACGCCGCCAAATTTGGGGAGTCTTATAACCCGTGGTGCAAAGAAGGTCAGTGGATTTGCATTGGCCGATATGCCGGTTCTAGATTTAAGCTAGATGATGGCGAAGTGCGGATCATCAACGACGATGAGGTAATTGCTACCATTATCGATCCTGATGATATTAAACATGTCTAGAAAGCAGAAAGGAGCTATGGAAACCATGACATGCCTCCTGAAAAAGACATTGATGTAGGTGATGCTGAAGAATCTTCAGTAAATATTGATCTAGACGAAAGTAATTCCCAGCCTGAACAGTCAGAGGTGGAGTCCGTACAAGTTTCTTCCCAAGAGGAGGAGCTTGAGGAATTCAGTGCTGGCGTTCAAACCCGTATAGACAAACTCACTAAGCGGTTTCGCGAAGAAGAGCGCCAAAAGCAAACCGCAATCCAATATGCTGAAGGCGTTAGAAAAGAGAACGATTCTCTTAAGCAACGTCTAGATAGCTTAGACAAAGGCTATCAGCAGCAGTTTAGTGACCGCGTAGAATCCCAGCTTGACACTGCCAAAAGACTTTTAAAAGAAGCTCATGAGGGCGGTGATGTAGATAAGATCGTAGAGGCTCAAGAAGCACTTTCTAATCTTACCTATGAAAAGGGAACCTTGGCTCGAGCGCAACGAGAAGTTCCGGAAAGACAGCAGGAACCGGAACAGGTAAGTCAACCTCAAGCGCCACCCCGGCCACCTCCAGATCCTAAAGCAGAGTCTTGGGCAAGCGACAATAACTGGTTTGGCCAAGATGAAGTTATGACATACGCGGCTTTTGGGGTTCATAGACGGTTAGTAGAGGACGAGGGGTTTGATCCTTCGTCAGATGCGTATTATTCTGAACTTGACAATAGGATGAGGTCGGAGTTTCCACACAAATTCGACCGAAAAACTAAGTCAAACGGGGGAAGCCGAAAGGTTGCGTCAGCCGAGGCTTCTGCATCCCGCAATAGGAGTAGTGGACGACGATCTGTGCGGCTAACACCTTCGCAAGTTGCAATTGCTAAAAGGTTAAATGTACCACTTGAAGAATATGCAAAATACGTGAGGGATTAGCCATGAGTGAACATGAACACACGCACACAGTTAGCCAGAAAACCACTAGGACGCCACGCGCAAGCCAAACCCGTGCAAAGCAGGCACGCAGAGAGCCCTGGAAACCACCGTCCATGTTGGACGCTCCTCCCGCACCTGAGGGTTATAAGCACAGGTGGGTGAGGGCAGAAGTTATGGGTTTTGATGACCGTAAGAACATAGCTGGCAGAATCCGTGAAGGTTACGAGCTAGTTCGAGGTGATGAGTACCCAGACTTTGAGGTGCCTACCGTTGACGACGGAAAGCATGCCGGTGTAATAGGAGTAGGAGGACTACTTCTAGCTAGGATTCCTCTCGAAATCGTTGAAGAACGCAAAAATTATTTTCGGGGTATGACCCGCGATCAAATGACTGCTGTCGATAACGACCTTGCTCGTGAGCAGCATCCGGCGATGCCGATCAGCCAGCCTGAACGGCGTTCGAGTGTTTCTTTTGGCGGTCCTCGTAAGGAAGAGGACTAATGGAGTTAATTTAAATGGCTAACATCAATGGAAGTTTTGGCCTTCGACCTCTAAACAAACTAGGGTCAGGGGCTAATTCCACGGGTGGATCTGGCTACACATTGTATGAAATCGCAAACGGCGAGACTGATAAAATTTATCATGGTGCCCCCGTTGTTCCAGTTGCAGGTGGTCATGTTGAACCTGTAGGTGCTGCTGCGGGAGGAACTGTAAGTCTTGCTGGCGTTTTTCAAGGCTGTGAGTACGTCGATTCCACGACTGGAAAAACGATATGGAAAAATTATTGGCCCGGTTCTGGTGCCGATAGCAACCATCCGGTTAAAGCGTTTATTATCGATGATCCAATGCAGCTTTTTGTCATTGCAACGGATGCTACGTGGACTAGTAAGGCCACGGCGCGGGCAGATACTTTTCTAAACGCTAATTTTTCCACGGCAACAACTGGCACAGATTCCACAGGGATTTCCTTGGGTCGTCTGGCAGTAAGCACACTTGCTACCACAGCCGCATTGCACATGCGCGTTATGGGGTGGGTGGATGATCCGGAGAACGCGGATTTTTCCGCAGCCGGTATCGGTGTCATCGTTAGGTTGAACAACCACTTTAATGCGCCCAACGGGTCCATTGCTGCTGGTACGCCTTCAACCACTGGCGTATAGGAGACTTAAATCATGGCTATTAGTCGAGCACAACTAGCTAAAGAGCTAGAGCCTGGTTTGAATGCTCTGTTTGGAATGGAGTACGCCAGGTATGACAATGAATCCGCTGAAATCTATGACACTGAATCTTCAGAGCGAGCCTTTGAAGAGGAAGTCATGCTTTCCGGTTTCGGAGCGGCCCCTGTAAAAGGCGAAGGAAGTGCTGTTTCCTTCGACGATGCGCAGGAAGCCTACACTGCAAGATATACGCATGAGACTATCGCTCTTGCCTTCTCGATCACTGAGGAAGCAATTGAAGATAATCTGTATGACCGTCTTGCTTCACGCTACACGAAAGCTTTGGCACGCAGCATGGCCAACACCAAACAGGTGAAAGGCGCTGCTACGTTGAACAACGCTTTTGATAGTTCTTTTACTGGCGGTGACGGTAAAGAGCTCTGTGCGACGGATCATCCGCTGGTTAGTGGTAACACTCTCCGGAATGAGCCTAGCACTGCTGCTGACTTGAACGAAACGAGCCTTGAAAATGCTCTTATTGACATTGCAGCTTTTGTCGATGAGCGCGGCCTTAAGGTTTCGGTGCGTGGTACTAAACTGGTCGTTCCTGCTGCATTGCAGTTTGTGTCTGATCGGTTGCTTGAGTCCTCGCTTCGTCCGGGGTCTGCGGATAATGATGTTAACGCTGTGAAGAACATGGGTATGCTCCCGCAGGGTTACACCGTTAACCACTACCTCACCGACACTGACGCTTGGTTCATCAAAACTGATGCACCTCGCGGATTTATTCACTTCGAGCGTATGCCGATGTCCACTAAGATGGAAGGTGACTTTGACACCGGTAACGTGCGGTACAAGGCCCGTGAGCGTTATAGCTACGGTTACTCTGACCCACGTTGCGTATTCGGTTCTCCTGGTGCGTAAGTAGTGTTGTAAGGAAGGGGGGTTCGCCCCCCTTCTTTTTAACTGGGAAACATAGTTCTAGCGACTGTCCCAGCAGACGCTTACAAGACGCTAGAACAAATCCTTTGTAAGGAGGTCAGCCAAAATGGCTAACACCACTTTTAATGGTCCGGTTCGTTCTGAAAACGGATTTGAAGTAATCAATGTTGCATCTGGAACTGGGGCTGTCACGAAGACTTGTGATATTGCATCTACGGGAATTGTTGTTGATAAGTATATAAAGCATGTCGGCTTTGCCACTGGCGTGACTGTGAATACGACTGCGGGGGATTCAGGCGCAATTGGCGAGTTTACTCAGCCAGCTAACACCATTATCACCAACATCAAGATTTTCTGTGTCACTGCTCCGGTTATTGGAACGGGCGATATTGGGTACGAGGTAGGTACTAGCAGCTCTGGGGCTCAGATTGTTGCGGCAATAACAGATGAGATTCTGGATGGTGGAACTACCGTTGTGGTAGGTAATGTGACTACGACTACTTTGGTTGTTCAGACTCAGAATGCTACGACTGCTCCAATTTCTGTGCAATACGCTTCTGCTGAACGAACTGTTTATTGCAATATCACCAACACGGTGGATGCCACTACAGCAGGCTCTTTCACGTTCGTTATTGAGTATGTGCAAGTTGCATAATTAGGTGGGGGGTTCGCCCCCCTTCCTTTTTAAAAGGAGCTTAAAATGGCTGACGCTGTTACTTCAACAACCGTAGATGACGGCCCTCGCAAGCTTGTCGTGTATTTCACTAACACCAGTGACGGAACCGGTGAATCCGCCGTTACTAAGGTGGATGTGTCTGCGCTAGCAAAATATCCAGACGGGGCAGGAACAACGTGCACAGGAGTTCGCATTACTAAAGTTTGGTATTCGACAGTTGGGATGGGAGTTAAGATTCTTTGGGATGCAACTACAGATGTGATTGCGCTCCAGCTCCAAGCTGACTGGAGTGACACCTTGGATTTCTCTTCTTTTGGAGGGATACCAAACGCTTCTGGCTCTGGAAAAACTGGGGATATTCAGTTCACAACTGTGGGGCATTCCTCTGGCGATACCTATTCCATAGCTATGGAGATGGTGAAAGAGTTCTAGTCATGTCTGAGTCATTAGACAGACAAAATCAAATCGACATTGTTCAGTTACGTGGAGAGCTGAAGCTTCTGTCACAAAAACTGGATGTTATTAAAACCACAGATCTTCATCACATTCAGAAATCTATAGACATGACCTCCAAAGTTCTTTGGGGAGTAGGGTTTTTAATACTAGGCCAGTTAGTGATTGCAATTCGAGTCGCTATTTTGGCCTGAGGAGGACATATGGCAACATCTGGATCGGTTGACTTTAACCTTGACATGTCTGAAGTTACTGAAGAAGCCTTTGAGAGATGCGGATTAGAACTTAGAACTGGCTACGATTCAAAGACGGCAAGAAGATCCCTAAACCTACTGTTCGCAGATTGGGCGAATAGAGGACTTAACCTATGGACAGTTGAGCAGGTTTCCCAAACCATGGCTCAACTGTCTACTTCTTCTGCAATTGCTACGTATCCCATAGGTGCTATCACGGCTACCGTGGGAGCTTCCGGTAGTTTTTCTGTAGGTGAAACTATTACTGGCGGAACCAGCGGAGTTACCGCAGATATTATTACCAAACCGTCGGGAACTACTATGACTTTGACGGTTCCCAGCGGTTCTTTTACCGCATCTGAAACAATCACAGGCTCCAGCAGTTCTGCTAGCACTACTATAACCGCAGACCCTTCTTTAACCGATGTGCAAGCAACGGTTGATGTATTGGAAGCTGTTATTCAAAGGGATAGCGAGGATTTGTCTATTGTTCGAATGGGCCGCCAGGAATATTTAAGCATCCCAAAAAAGACGACTCAAGGGCGCCCTACTCAGTTTTACGTGGATAGGCAAATAACCCCGACAATGACCGTATGGCCTGTTCCTGAAAACTCTACGGACACTTTGATTTTTTATCGGATGAAGCGTTTGGATGACGCTGATGCGGCTACTAACAACGCTCAAATACCTTTTAGGTTTTTACCGTGTCTGGTTGCCGGTCTTTCATACAATATTGCTCTTAAACGTTCCCCTCCAAGAGTAGAAGCGCTAAAGGCTATTTATGAAGAGGAGTTCCACAGGGCTTCTTCCGAAGATATAGACCACGGTGTACCGCTCAGACTGGTACCCAGTTATGCCTCACTAAGGATTTAAGCATATGCCTAGATTTGCTAGTGGGAAACACGCCTTAGGGATTTCAGACCGCTCCGGTCGCGCTTATCATCTGAATGATATGATTAAGGAGTGGAATGGCCTACTGGTTGGCCGCGATGAGTACGAGCCTAAGCAACCTCAGTTGACACCTAGTCGCCATAAAGCAGATCCGCAAGCTTTACGAATAAGCAGACCCGATAGAACGGAGCCTGCCGTGCTGGTTCTATTGCCATTTAATGCGTTTAAATCATCCTCGAGTGGCTCTAATTTAATAACAGTGACAGAGCCTGGTCACGGAAGAAGCACGGGAGATACCGTACGTTTTAGGGATGTAGAGGCTTTTGATGGGTTTACAGAAACTGTTCTCGAGGTGGATACTGGTCGAACAATAACCAAGGTAGATAATGACAACTATACTTTCACCGCTAGCAGTGGAACTGCCACTGTAGGCGATATACGAGGCGGTGGCGGGGTTGCTTCGGCTGGTCCTGTCACATTGAGCGCATAATCATGGCATTTACCTTTACGACATTAAAAACGGCTATTCAAGACTATACGGATAACTCTGAATCTACTTTTGTCAGTCAGCTTTCCCGATTTATTATTAATACTGAAGAACGCATTCTTAAAGAGTGTCAGCTTGATGTTTTTCGTAGAAACGTCAGTGGAACTTTAACCGCTTCTACTAAATTCCTAACAAAACCTACGGACTTTCTAGCTCCGTTTTCTTTGAGTGTAATAAACAGCTCTAACAACGAGTTTTTGCTATACAAGCATGTAACTTTTGTGCAGGACTATACGCCAAATCCCGCCACTGAGGGGGTGCCTCTCTATTACGGCGATTGGAACGATGAGTCTTTTATTGTGGCACCTACCCCAAGTAGTTCACTTGGTGTTGAACTGCATTATTTCTACAGGCCGACTTCTATCACAGCAACGTCTGATGGGGCTAGTTGGCTAGGCACTAACGCAGAATTAGCAATGCTTTATGGAGCTCTAGTGGAGGCTTATATCTTCATGAAGGGAGAGCAAGACATTATGTCTGCCTATGAGTCTAGATTTCAGGAGTCACTTAGATGGCTTAAAAATCTTGGTGAAGCTAAACAGACAAGAGACGAGTATCGATATGATCGTATTAGGAGAGATGTGGCCTAGTGTCCCGTGTAGCTTACTAAAAGTGGCAGGCTTCAGGGAAATGTTAAAGTGACCGAGGAAACTGCTGCTGACCAAGCTCTGTCTATCGCAAAAAGTGCCCGTCGAGATATCAGCCGGGTTGCTATTGCCTCTGAGGAGCGGGATAAACGGACAGCTGAACGATTCTCGGAGCTTGATGGAGCGCTGCGCTCAATGGCCGATACGGTTGGAGAATTGTCGAATAACGTGTTGCGTCTTCTTCCTCGTGTTGGAGTGCTGGAGGAGCAGCATCGAACGCTTCAGGACATCAGCGCCTTTACACGGGTTGCTGTGGCGATATTGAAATTTATCGCTGGCGCGGTTGTGGTTGGCGCGGCAGTGGTGGCGTACTTTGCCCAAGAGGGATGAGATGGCTGTAACGAACACAATCACCGAGAACCGTTTTCAGCCGCCGAGCCGACGAATCGTGCGAGCTGAATACACACATACCGAGTCGGGTATTGTGTGGCAGTTTGGCCCGATGTTTGTCCTTGACGGCATTGATGTCCAGGCCGATTTGGATGCACGCGCTGAGGGTATTGAAGAGAAAATACTGTCCCGCGAGCGGACTCGATTAGTTGAGTCTGTATACGCGGGCACAGATCCGGCAGACCTTGAATCCACGGCATTTACGCGGGCTGAGATTGACGTTCTGCTAATGAAAAGGACGTGCAACCTCGTCAATAGTAATGATGAAGACAAGGCGTGGAAAATCGATACCATTGCGCCGTGGATGGATCAATATTCGGATACGGAGGTCGCCACTGCCATCGATTGGACCATCGAGCAGGTAGCTGAGGTACGTGCGCAAATCACCGCTCATCGAACTGCCTCGGACGGGTTGGGGCACGAGCAGCCTCGATTTGAGGGAGTTGACTGATGGCCGACATCTACGTATACGATGCCGGAAGCAACACATCTCCGTATGACACGGCGGCGAAAGCGGCGACCTCGCTTGAGACTGCGGTCTCGGCACGCGGATCTGGTGAAAAAATACTGATGGACTATCGTCACCGGGAAGATCTGAGTGGCGGAGTGACCTACACGCCTGGAACAAGTTCGAGCACCGACGCTTGCATCCTGCGCTCAGTCGATACAGCGGATTCAGACGCATACAGACTGCCGACCGACCATCAGATTTATATGGACGCAGCCAGTAGCACCAGCGACATACAATTTGTCAACGGATCGCACTGGCTCATCGAGGGGTGTTGGTTTGAAACCAACGATGACCTGGATATCAACACGGCTGATATCAAAGCGTACGAGTGCCACTTTATGCACAAAACGGGCCACAACGGGACGGACCAGATAACATCGAGCACACAAGCTGCGATAATTGCCATCGGCTGCACACTTAATTTCCCGAGATATAGAGCGACCAATCGGAACGTCCGGAGGTGGCTTGGATGCACGTTCGAAAACAGCGGAGACACGCCAGCCATCAACTCTGCGGGCCTGTTCGAATTCCAGGGCGGGGCGGCTGAGTTTGTAGGCTGCGATCTGTCTGCCGTCGGTAATTCTAACGGTCTTTTTGATCTCAACAGCCAGGCGTTTGGGACAGTTAAATTAATTCAATGCAATCTCCCCGCTTCGTACGTGATGTTAGATGATGTCTCCGTTTCCTCGAAGGCGCGGATTGAGGGTTACGGGTGTGCGGTTGATGACAGTGACATCAACGCCGATTTTGTCTATGAGCGTGGTGGCGACGTGCTCCAAGATTCGGCGGTGTACGCGGATGCCGGTTTTAATGACGTGATTGATGGGCGGTTTTCCCACGCAATGACGCCGTCGTCTGATTGTGATCTCTATCTCGATGTGAAATCACTACTTTTCGGCACTGTTTTCACGGGCGGAACGGGGAGCAAGACGTTCACGGTCGGTTGCGTGCACGACTTCACCTCCCTAAACCAATCGGAGGTTGGGCTATATCTATATTATCTAGGCACGTCCGGTTCGCCCGCATGGAGCTTGGAGCTAGGTCTCGAAATTGGGGGGGCGACAACCGCTCTCGCATCGCACTCAGCCGACTGGACTGGAGCCTCTGGGAAGACCAAGGTCAATTTGACAGCTACGGCGACAATCAACCAGACGGGTTTCTACGGAGCTCAAGTTGTTCTGCGGAAGTACGAATCCGGCAAGAAGTTCTGGTTTGACCCGGTGTTAACGGTGTCCTGATGGCCACTCAATATGTCAACGTACCGGGATTTGGGTCGATGGTCGTCGAGGATACGGACACATTTACCCATGTGAATATTCCGGGGTTCGGATCGTTTACAAATTATAATGAGGCAGTCGCGAGTTCGATCATGCCTTTGTTGCAAGATCAAAATCTTGGTTCCAGTCTATGGAACGGGACAATTAAATGAGTGGACACCAAAGTGCAACCTTGGGCGATACAGTCTATTTCTGGTTTGCCGCGAACGACACCTCCGGATCCGGGAACGACGGCGCGAGTGCCGTTTACGATGTCCGCGAAGCGGGCGCGGCGGCGGACGCAGCACCTTTGTTGAGCGGCTCTGCCACCTTACTGAGTCACGCCAACTATCCCGCAGGCTGTTATGAGGTTGCTGTCGCTGCGACATCTGGGAATGGTTTTGCTGCGTCAGATACTTTTGCGGTGTTTGCTACGCTAGCCGTCGATAGTCAGAACCCGACGGGAATAGTAGGCTCGTGCACTCTAACTCCGCTCGCAACTGCGGCATCAATCACAGCTCTTGATGCGGTCGTGGATACCGTTAAGGTCGATACTGCTGCCATTCTGGTTGATACAAATGAGCTTCAAGGCGACGATGTTCCAGGTTTAATCTCGACTTTGGATGCAGTGGTAGACACAGTTAAGGTGGACACTGCTGCAATTCTGGTTGATACAAATGAGCTTCAAGGCGACTGGACTAATGGCGGCCGACTTGACGTTATAATTGATGCAATCCTAGCCGATACAAATGAGCTTCAAGGCGACGATGTGCCGGGTTTAATATCGACTTTGGATGCTGTAGTTGACACAGTTAAGGTCGATACTGCTGCAATTTTGGTCGATACAAATGAGCTTCAAGGCGACGATGTGCCGGGTTTAATCTCGACTTTGGATGCTGTTGTGGATACCGTTAAAGCGGAAACTGTCCTCATCTTGGCGGACACAAATGAGCTTCAAGGTGACTGGACTAATGGTGGGCGTCTTGACGTTATAATTGACGCAATTCTAGCGGACACGAACGAACTACAGGGCGACGATGTGCCGGGTTTAATCTCGACTTTGGATGCTGTCGTGGATACCGTTAAGGTCGACACTGCCGCAATTTTGGTCGACACAAATGAGCTTCAAGGTGACGATGTGCCGGGTTTAATCTCGACTTTGGACGCTGTAGTTGACACGGTAAAAGCCGAGACCGTACTCATTCTTGCCGACACAAATGAGCTTCAAGGTGACTGGGCTAATGGCGGACGACTTGATTTGCTGCTGGATGCTATTCCGACCACAGCAATGCGCGGGACAGATAGTGCTGCCACAGCCACCAATCTTGCGACAGTTGACACCGTAGTTGACGCAATCAAAGCCGTCACTGACCAGATGGTATTCACCAAAGCTAACGAGTTGGATGCGAACACCCAATCCATCAACGGTGCAGAGGTGACGGGTGATGGTAATGCAACGCCTTGGGATGGTGCTTAAATGGCAGCTATCGGAAAAAGTTGGGCTAATGGAGCTTGGATAAAGGCTGCGTGGGCCGATGAAGCGTGGGAAGGTATTTGGGCCAAAATTCCTGCCACACAAAGCCCTAACTTTAGTACTATTTCGACAACACAAAGCCCTAGTTTTAGTACTATTTCGGCAGCACAAACTCCGGACTATAGTGCTATTTCGACAACACAAAGCCCTAGTTTTAGTACTATTTCGGCAGCACAAACTCCGGACTATACGAAGATAGCTTCATAGGAAAAGATAATGGCTTCTACATTCACTACTAATTTTGGCTTTGAAGAGATAGCCACCGGGGAACAGTCAGGGACTTGGGGTAAGACTACCAATTTCAACTTGGACATTCTTGACAGGATTGCGTCTTATAAGGCAGTCGGTCTTTCCGGTACAACACACACTTTAACTGTAAGAGAGGCGTCCCCAGGGCAAGGAACGGAAAACCTTCAGGACGGGATGTATCGGGTCATAAAATTTACTGGAGCCTTAGGTGGTAACAATACAGTTACGGTAGCGCCCAATACTTCGACAGCCTATTTTATTTTTGAAAATGCTACCACGGATTCCGGTTCAAGCGGCCCCTACAGTGTAATTATCAGTCAGGGAACTGGTGCGAACGTAACTATTGAGAATGGTAATAATGCTATTGTTTATTGCGATGGAGCCGGATCTGGCGCTGCGGTAACAAATGCACTGGGGGACTTGCAAGTATCTGCCTTGACGGTCGATGGCGATGCCACCATCGGCGATGACTTGACGCTGATATCTGACGCTTCGGTGCTTGGGTTTGGCGCAAATACTGACGTAACTCTAACGCACGTACACGACACCGGACTGCTGCTCAACTCAACGATGCAGTTGCAGTTTTCTGACGCCAGCCAATACATCAACGCACCCTCCGCCACGGTGCTCGACATAAACGCGACCGACGAAATTGAGATCAATGCGACCCTAGCTGATGTAAATGCCAACCTCGATGTCTCTGGTACGTACCAAGGCGGCGGCCTAATGACGACCGGCGGCAACATTGTCGTCCCTGATGATGCAAATATTGGTTCTGCTTCCGATACTGATGCTATCGCGATTTCGTCAGCCGGTGTTGTTTCGCTTTCTGCAACCACGGAAGCAAGCGCAACAGGCACGGCAGCGCTAGTTACAGCCGGTGGCTTGGGCGTTGCTAAGGATTTATGGCTTGGCGATGATCTCGTTCTTGATAGTGATGCCGCCGTCGTGTCGTTTGGGGATAACCAGGAAGTAACGTTGACTCATGTTCACGATACTGGTCTGCTGCTTAATTCGACGATGCAGCTTCAGTTCAATGATGACTCGCAATATATTAATGCTCCTGATGCTACAACTCTCGACATAAATGCGACCGACGAGATTGAACTCAATGCTACTTTGGTTGATCTGAATGGCAAACTGGAGGTAAGTGGGACCACCACTATCGACGCCTCATTCAGACAGGAGGGAAACAATGCTCTGTACAAAGAGAGCAATAATATATACAACGGGCGCACCGCCGCCGGGGCTTTCCATAACACAGAGGGGCAGGGCCTGTACTGCTACTACGACGCAGATGATTACGTCCGTATTTTAGGACAAAGCGTGTCTGACGGCTCGCCCGTCTGGCAAGCCTTTGCAGGCGGCGGAACCATTAAATCGGAGATTGAGGCTAACGGCGACTTTCAATCCGCCACTAACTCGTACGGTGCCACTTCAGATGAGCGCCTGAAAGAATATATTATCGATTCTGGCAGTCAATGGGACGATGTCAAGGCGATGCGCGTGCGCAAATACTCTCTCATTTCGGACGAAACTGACGCCCCCACACAACTTGGTGTTATTGCTCAAGAGCTTGAAGCGAGTGGAATGAATGGGCTTGTCAAAACAAAGCCCTACATGAACCCTCCAGCCGACGGAGACGGGCCAGACGAGCCAGTGTTAGACGCCAATGGCAATCCCACTGATTACAAAGCTGTTAAGTACAGCGTTTTGTATATGAAGGCCGTCAAAGCGTTGCAAGAAGCCATGGAACGTATCGAGTCGCTCGAGTCGCGTATTGATGCGTTAGAGGCAACCGGATAGGTTGAAGGAGAAGTTGAAATGCCTCTAGTTAAAGTTTCTTTCACACCAGGCGTTAATCGAGAAAGCACGTCCTATGCCAACGAACAAGGTTGGTACGACTCTAACTTGATCCGGTTCAGAAAAGGCCGCGCTGAAAAGATAGGCGGCTGGACTAAGCTTAGTAGCGGAACGATCCAAGGAACCGTGCGCTCTCTTTTCGCATGGTCTTCCCTGGATGCTCGAAAGTTTATGGGCACGGGCACCGATACTAAGTTGTATATAGAGGAGGGAGGTAGCTATAACGACATCACCCCTCTGCGCGACACCAATACAGGCACAGCTACTTTCGCAGCTACTGATGGCTCTGCGACATTGACTGTCACAGATGCTTCCCACGGTGCTATTGCGGGAGATTTTGTAACCTTTAATAGCGCAGCTAGCTTAGGCGGTACTATCACCGCGGCTGTCCTGAACCAGGAATTCGAAATTCAAACGGTTCCCAGCGCTAATACCTACACAATCACAGCTTCTGCCACAGCAAATGCCTCTGATTCAGGGAATGGTGGGGGCAGTACCGTGGCTCAGTATCAACTAACAATCGGCCTAGTCTCCGCCTCTACAGGCTCTGGGTTCGGAACGGCGTTTTATGGTGGGACAGTCGCTTCTTTTTCAGAAACCACGCTGGACGGGGCAATTACCGATGCTGCCACCTCAATAGCCTTAGCAAGCGCAGCATTGTTTGAGACCGCTTCTACCTCAATTTCCTCTAACGTGGCGATAGACGAAAGAGGAGCCATACCCGTGGCTGATGCCTCTGGACTTCCAGATATAGGAACCATAAAAATAGGCAGCGAGAACATTATCTATGCTAGTAAATCGGGCAACACTCTTAATGACGTGACCCGAGGGGCCGATGGCACGACCCAAGCCGCGCACAGTAGTAGTGCTAGTGTGACCTTCATAGGTCTTATCTTAATCAATCAGGAGTTGGTTCAGTACACAGGTAAATCTACTAATACTTTAGATGCTGGAGTGGTGCGAGGGGTTAGAGGCACTACCGCGGTCGCCCACAGCGATGGTGACTCTGTGAAAGAAGCTAACGATTTCATTACGTGGGGAGGAGTTTCTGCGGTTAATGTAGACACAAGTTTAAGGCTTTGGCCGCAAGATAATTGGGGTGAAGACTTGATATTTTGCGTAGTAGACAGCACTCCCTACTACTGGGACAAAACCTTGGGGCTTAGCACTCGTGCTACAGACCTTGCTTCCCAAACAGGCGCTTCTGACGCACCTACAATAACTAGACAAATTTTAGTCTCTGGCGCAGATCGACATGTGGTATGTCTTGGGTGTAATCCAATAGGAGAAACTGCACAAGATTTGATGATGGTTCGTTGGTCCGACCAAGAATCTCCTTTTGATTGGACGCCTACTGCCACCAACACTGCTGGCAGTCAGCGGCTTTCGTCAGGGTCTGAGATTATCACTGGCATAAAAACTCGCCAGGAAACGCTCATTTTCACAGATACAACACTGTACTCTATGCGGTTTGTAGGGCCTCCGTTCACTTTTGGGTTTACAGTTCTATCTAACAACGTGTCTGTACTATCATCTATCTCCATCACAAGCGTAGGTGACAAGGTTTTCTGGATGGATTTAGAGAACTTTTACGCTTATTCAGGACGTTTACAGACGCTTCCATGCACTGTTTTGCGGTATGTGTTTGACGACATCAACCTTGAGCAAGCCCCGAAGTTTTTTGCGGCATCCAACAGGTTATTTGATGAGGTGTTTTTCTTTTACGTGTCTTCTTCGGCTAGCGAAATCGACCGATATGTGAAGTTTAACTACGTCGAAGGGACGTGGGACATAGGCACTCTAGCAAGGACTGCGTGGGTAGATGCGGGGATTCACCAGAGACCTCGAGGTTCCGGCATTGTAAGTGACAACTCTTTTGTGTTTATTCACGAAAATGGAGAAAGCGACGACGGTGCAAACATGAGCTCCTACATAGAGTCCTCTGATTTTGATCTTCAGGACGGCAACAACTTTATGTTTGTAAGCAAAATTATCCCCGATATCGAGCTCTCGGGAACCGACGCAGAAGTAAGTTATATTATCAAGACAAGAGACTTCCCTAGCAGCTCCGCTGTTACGGAAGCTACTGCGTCTGTCTTAGCGGATACTAAAAAAGCGGATATTCGCTGCCGCGGGAGAACTGGAATTTTGCGGGTGTCCAGTGCAAGCACGACTGCGGCGTGGACGTTGGGTGAAACCCGTCTTGATCTACGCCCAGATGGGAGACGATAGTGGCTTCTTTACTAGACCACAATTTTCCAGAAGTCCCAGAGGTTTACGACGCAGAGGTTTTTGCAAGAATCATGCGGGATCTCGAGATGGCCCTGACCAAAATAGATTTCCCAGAAGTGGTGAGTGGCCAAGATGACACTAATGCAATCACGTGGTTTATTGAGTGATGGAGGTTTATAGCTAATGGCAAATGGATCAGGAAGGGCAGCTGGAGCGGGGCCAGACCAAGAAAGGCTTAATTATATTGGTCAGCCTAATACAATATACAAAGCGCCCCAATCTGTCGCTAACCAAAATACGGCTAATGCAGTAAAGAAGCGGCGATCAGCAAATCCAGGTAGGGCCGCAATGACGGGCTTGGGTATGATCGGCAAGTTGGGTACTGGAGCTAATCCTTTTATGCCGTTTGGTGGTGGTCTGCCACTTGCTGGGCCTGCTGCAAGTGCGTTCCTACACGCATTAATGAACAAACCTGGGTTTCATTACGATCCAGTGGCGGCGGGGAGAATGTCGAGCAGAGATCTTCGTAAGCTTGGCAGTGTGTTTCCTCAAACTCCGTCTGAGATTATTCGCGACCAAAGAGGCCCTGATCTCGATAGCGAGGTAGGTCCATCGCAACGAACCCGCAGAGGTATCCAACAAGAGCAACTTCTGCATCCGGGCGGACCCTTGGCATATTCGTTGGGGCATCGAGAAACTCTAGATCCAGACATACGTAAACGTCTGGCCGAAGTCATCCCCGAAGATGCAATTGTGCATTTCAGGGAGCTCGGGAAGGAAGGCAATCTATTTACCGACGTAATGAGGGATGGCAGACGGATATCGAGAACTCGCGGTCATATGCTGCCAGTCCACGAAGCGTTTGGTCTTCCGGTGCAAAGATTTAAGGGCGGTGGCGGCGTAGGAGGTGGCGTAGGAGGTGGCGTAGGAGGTGGCGGCGGTAGCTTTGGCCGTGGCATAGGTGACCTTGGGGCTAGGGAGGCTACGGGGGCTGCGGAGGCGGATGCTTCATACTCGCGCTCGGCTTCTCAGCGTGCTGACACGCGGGCCGCCCTATTTGCCACAAGAAGGGCCGCCACCGAAGCTGCGGCGGCAAACCAGCGAGAGAGGACCATTCATCAGATCAACCGCCAACAACAAGCGCTACAAAACCAGGCGGTAGACGCGGCAGCCGCAGAAGCGGCACAAAACCAAGGATTTTTAAGCAGACTTTTTTCACCGCACACTGGCGGAGAATTCCAGGCAGAGCGCGACGCTGCTTCTCCCGGCCCAGATTTTGATTTTCTCCAGAATCAAGCGGCATCTGGAATAGCTGGTCTGCTTCCAGGGGTTAGCAGTTCTCCAGCCGGAACGGAAGGCGGCGGCTCTTATTATGACGCTGTTCGGTTGGCGATGATTACAGGAATTACCGTGCCGCAAGCCCAAGCGTATCTCGATAGTATGTACGGCACAGCCTAATGGCTTCTGCCTATAAAAATGCGGCGGCTTTGGTAGGAGTGACAGACACTGTCACCATATATACGTGCCCTTCTGCCACAGAAGCTATTATCAAAAATATAAATTTGTATAATAGCCATAGCGGCGCAATTGTCGTGTTGTCTATGATTAACGACAGTTCTGCCTCTACGTTGATTACGCTGGATAAAACCAGCATGGCGTCTGACGCCGAAACGTCTCTCACCGGCCCTTTTGTCCTCGAGGCCGGCGATACGCTGCAATTAAATTGCGACACAGCAAGTAAGATTTATGTTTTTGCTAGCGTATTGGAGATTTCTTGATGGAGACAGGACCAAAACTAACGGGTGAACCTACTGCCCAAGCATTGGCAGGTGGGTTGGCCACTTTAGGCCGTTACGGCGATGACTACATGGTGCACGCCGCCGAAGGCGAGACCATCATTCCTGCCGAGGTTTTACAGGCGAATCCAGGTTTAAAGAACGACATTTTCCGACAGATGCAGGCGATGGGTATTGAAGAACCTAGCCGCTATGTAGTTGGAAGTGAGTTCAACTCAATCAACCCTTTAACTGGGCAGCCTGAGTTTTTCTTTAAGAAGATATTCAAGGCTATCAAAAAGATTATACCCATGGCATTGCCTATTGTAGGCAACCTTATTGCTCCCGGTATTGGTGGCATAGTGGGGTCTGCCCTAGGAACCGCAATTTCAGGCGGGGGGGCTTCTGACATATTTAAGAACGTTTTGCTGACAGGCGGCACGCAAGCTTTAATGGGCGGACTGGGTAGTATTGGCAAAAGCGGACAAAGCTTCTTTGGCGGTGCACAACAAGCGGTAGGAAACATATTTAGATCACCGACAGCCGCATTCCAAGAGGGTATTTTTGGGCAAGGAATACCAGGAGCTAGTTCGGTGCCTAGTCCGGTGCCTAAAACAGGTCCCGGAGCTCAAGTAACGGATTTGAGTAGGCAAGCCCCTACAACTAGAGTGGTATCCCCCCAAGTTGGCCCGCAAAATATATACCCACCAGGATACCAAGAAGGAGAACCTTACTTACCCAACCCAGAATATCAAGCGGGGGTTTCTGAGATTATAGACTATGGAAATGATGTCCAGTCCAAAGGCGGTCTATCTGGGTGGTGGGGCGGCCAAAGCCCTTTGACCAAAGGTGCCCTTCTATTGGGTGGTGCTGGCCTAGGTGCGTACGCCCTTGGCGCTTTTGACGAAGACGAGGATGGTGAGCCGGGAGAGGGTGTCGCTGGGGACCCGCAAATAGAGGCATATGACAAATATTTAGCGCTTCCCCCGAGTAAGAAAAATAGCCCTCTCGCACGAAAGCTTCTCCAAATAGCGGGTGTCGTTCCGGCTTTTACTAGGTCGCGGTTGGCCGGTGTAACCGGCATTCCCTTCGACGCCGCTAAAAAGTATCAAGATAGTAGCTATAACGTCGCTGATGGTGGCGCAATAAATGGCCCCGGCACAGGGACTTCTGACAGCATTCCGGCACTTCTTTCCGATGGGGAGTTTGTAATGACAGCAGACGCTGTGAGAGGCGCAGGCGGTGGTAACAGGCAACAAGGAGCCGCAAGAATGTACGACATGATGCAACAATTTGAGAGAGTCGCGTAATGGCTGACACTACCACCCAGACCCAAGTACTTAGACAAGCTCCTTATCTTGAGGCTAAGCAAAGGAGATTGCTTGACATTGCGTTTGCTAGGGGCGAAACCCCAGTAAAAATTCCGGGCATTGAGGTTGCCGGCCTTGACCCGCTCACAGAACAGGCGATTGCAACTGGCCAAGGTATCGGCCAATACCAGCCCTTTCTAACCACTGGCGCAGACACTATCGCCGGGGGTCTTGCTGGATTGCAACAGCAGCTACCGGTGGCGCAGCAGCAACTAGCGCAGGCGGCTCAAGCGACAGCAGGCACTGGAGCTGGGTTTGACCCCGCAACGCAGATTGCGCCGTTCATGGACCCGTACCAGAGTCTGGTTACGCAAGACGCTGTGCAGGAAATGGCACGTCAAGCGCAGATGCAGCAGAACCAGCTTAGCGCACAGGGAGTGGGTAGTGGCGCTTTTGGAGGCAGCCGTCAAGGAATTGCCCAGCAGGAATTAAACCGCAATCTTTTTGATATACAAAGCCGTAGGATTTTTGAAGACCTGTCGCGAAATTTCAATCAGGCACAAAACGCCTCGCAGACAGCTTTTGAGAACCAGCAGAGGCGCCAGCAAAATATTTCTCAACTATTGTCAGGTATTGGCGGACAGCAGGCGCAAACGGCTCTTTCCGGTGCACAGACAGCCGGTCAGCTCGGCACTCAGCAGACAGGTATTGCCACTTTAGGACAGAACCTCCTTGGACAGCAGGCGCAGATAGAGTCGCAGTTTGGCGCTCTTAGGCAGACTCAAGCGCAGCGCGAGCTCGACGCGGCACGGCAAACGGAAATGCAGCAGCTTTATGAGCCGTTCCAGAGAATAGGCTATATGGCCGATATCTTTAAGCCTCAAATCAGCAGCGGACAGTCTACTCTTCAAGCCACAACCGCCCCATCACCCAGTTTCTTGTCTCAAGCAGTGGGCGCGGGTATTGCCGGCCTTGGTCTAAACCAAGCTCTTGGAAATCCTATCGGCAACTACTTTAATCCACAAGGACGGTAGCTAATGGCCAAGCTAATTAAATCCATCCTAGCTAACCGCATGATGTTCCGTGGTGGGGGGTTGGTTCCTCCCAGTCAAGCGGCAGGCATCCTAGCTTCATCTTCGCCTCTTATAGATTCAGTGACCTTGAACGAAGGTGGACTGGTCAATTACGCTCGAGGTGGAATTGCTTTGGGTGCTCGTCCGGCAGGATTAAAGCAATCTGATGTACCTACCACATACTTGGATATTGCAGGGGTTGACGGTGAACTTCCGGGGAATTTGCAGAATGTTCCGTTTGAAGAAGTGATTAGATCTGTGGAAGGCTACCAAGATAGTGCCTTTAATAAAGTGTTCAGTAAGGTCCATGAAATAGTAACTGCCGCAAAGGCTCAAGGAGTCAGTGCGGTTGATGCGATAGTCGAAGCTTTTAATGTTGCGCCTGCCGTTGCTCAGGATATGATAAACCAAGCTCTGTCCGCTGGTGCTGGTCTGGTAGACCGAGGTGAAGACTTATTAAGCAGCGTAACCGATTTGGCTAGCGATGTGTCCGTGGCTGAACAGGTAAACGGCACTAGCCCCGTTCCTTCTCCTGCGGGAGATATGATTCCCGGTGGGCCTCCGGAAGCCTCATGGACCGGTTATGATTCACCAGATGTGTCCGTGGCTGAACAGGTAAACGGCACCAGCCCCATGACTGCTGTAGCCGCTGCTCCGCAAAGTTTGGTCGAAGACGACTGGCGGGATCGACCTGCCTTAGTTCCGGCGGGATATACCGCCGAGGCCGCTAAGTTGGATGCTCTGCGGCGGTTTGCGGAGGGAGAGAGGCACCGTAACGTGATGACTGAGGAAGGCGCAACTCTAGGTACAGAACTGCCTCCGGTATTAAAAGGATGGGCGGGTCATGGTCCTAGTGGGAGTATGCGGCCTGAATTGGGGGACCTTCCTAGGACTGTCTCTCAAGTCGCCCAAGATAAGTTAGCTGAAATAACAGCTGGAGGTGGTATACCTGGGGAAACCTTAGCAGAGGAGTTATTGCAATCAGACGAGCGCATGAAGATGAGAGGTCTAGAACTCGTTCGTTCGGCGGATAGACGCTATGGCGAAGGTCTTTCCCAGAACATCCGCCCACCATACGCAGACCTCGAGTCACTTTCGACAGACGACGCTGTTTCTGGTCCAGAGATAACAGAAACAGAAGCAGTGGATTCAACTACTGATACTGATACTGAAACAACTACAACTAGTGATAGTGATACAACTAGTGCCGTTAATTCTGCTGGGTTACTGTTGAGTAACGATCCGTATATGAATCGTGAAAAAACAGATAATGTAGGAGAGGCTCTTTTTAGAGATCTTGCATCCGATGAAAACGAGGAAGCGTTAGACTCAGAAAAACTAGCTGCATTTAAGCAAGAATTTATAGACTCAATGCCTGAATGGGAAGGGAAAACTTCCGAAGAAAAAGGATTAGATTGGATGCGTTTAGGCGCAGCCATGATGGCTGGTAAAAGCCCGCATGCCCTTGTGAACATAGGTGAAGCTTTAAAAGAACACGCTGACATTGTTGGTGAAGATGCTAAAGAACAGCGTGCTTTTAAGAGGCAGATTGATTTATCCGCAGCTAAATACGGCATACAGGCTTTAACGGCGGAAAGGACTCAAAGAAATGCAGACGCTAGGAAGACACACATGTTCTATGACACTAGCAAAGCAACAAAAGAAAATCCATATGGGGAAGTGAGATTTATCTCTCAAGCCGAAATTATGGCGTCCGGTGGCGTAATGCCGGAAGGACTTAGGTCAGAGAATTTTGTTTTAGCAGCACAGAAACAGGCCACAGAACAGGCCAAAGCAATACGTGCTGCGATTGAGACCCAGCGAAAAGAAGGTCTTATAGGGTACCAAGAAGCCAAAGATTTAAAACTTCAGTTGAAGACAGCAACCAAGGATTTAATTAGCGCGGAAGTAGGCACTACCGCCATGTCTAGTGTTATAGAACTATTAGCTACAAGACCTGACGATATTATAGGAATATCTGGTGCCGCTAAAACTCTTATGGGGAACGCTCTAAAGGCTATTGGATTTAAGGACATTTCCACTCAGTTTACCAGTAGAGACGAAGCTAAAGCCGCCATAAAACTGGGACTCCAAAAACTTATTCCTGTGAGTCTAGGAGAAGCTCAGACAGCCAATTCTATCTCAAACAGGGATGTAGAACTTTTAGCAGATGCCTATCTTGACGCAGCTTGGACATCTAATAAAGGTGGGGGAGTGTTTGATCTTGCCTTAATTACAGCCAATAAGGAGGTTATGGTTGACAGATTGCAGCAAACTTTGTCCGTGTTTTCAAAACAGGCAGACGAAGCGGAAAGGGAATATCTTTCAGTTCTTACCCGTTTAGAAGGGGCTTCTTACAGCAAACGGAGAGAGGCCCTAAAGCTTAGCCCTTATATTCCGGAAATTGAAGCAGCTATGCAAAGAAGATCTGGAGTGAAAAAACGTGGAGGTTCAAGTTATACATTTAAATTCGATCCAAAAACAGAAACAATGAGACTTTATGGTGCACAAGGAACGCATTTCCAAGACCAGTTTTTTAGTCCGACACTAGAGAATTTAAGATTAGCTGAGACACCATTTAAGAAAAGCACAGGGAGCTAGCTATGGGCACCGCTGTTTTTGAAACTCCCGATGGTCCAGTAAAATTTGAAATTGCTGGAGAACAGCCTACGGAACAAGAAATAGAACTTATCCAGAGTTCTATTTTTGGACAAGATGCACAAGCCGAAACTCCTGAAGATGATTTTGATATAGCAACCGCCTCTTACGAGGATCTGAGAGCTCACTTTGGCGCTGGCGGCAAAGATCAAGCCTACCAACCAACTAACGAAGGTGAAGTAGAGGGAGTTTCTTTTCAGTATAACTACGCAAAAGCAGACAACGACACAGGTCGAGCTATGCGATTGGCCAGAGAGTTTGGCGAGGGAACTTTTGAGAAAGCGCCAGACGGCGAATTTGTATTGCTTCTTGACAAGATTTCTCCTGAAAAGAAGGAAGAGTATAACCTTCCTGGTTCTGGAACCATTTATGTCAATCGCCCCGGCGGCGATATTCTTGGCATGTTCGATTTATCCGATGTTGTTGGTTTTGCGGGCGACTACCAAGGCCCAATTATAGGTTCTATGGCTGCTGGAGTAGCCGCTGCCAGCTTAGGTGCTGGCATACCATTGTCCGCTCTGCTGGTTGGCGTTGGTGCTGGCGTAGGAAAAGCTGCTGACGAATTTATAGAAGAGGATTTGGTCCGCGATCTCCAGGACCAAAACGCCAGAGATGTGTGGAAAGATGTGGCTTTTGAGAGTGTTTTAGCTGCCACTGGCGATTTTGTAATAGGAGGAGCGGGAAGATTAATAAGACGCGTTGTCAAAGGAGGAGGAGCACCAAATAAAGAGCGCATCTTTGAACTGCAACAGAGTGGACTTACTGCGAAAGAAGCTCGAGATTTAGCTGGCCAAGAAGCTCGAACAGAAGTAAGAACCGCTATGGGTACAAGGCCGGATGAGGCGCGTATTAAGGAACTTGTATCCCAAGGGGCAACTTTAAGACAGGCACGAAGACAGGCTCTTAAGGAAGCTAGAGAAACTAGAGCCGTGCCAGCAATAGGAGAGGCTACAGGAAAATCTATTTTGTCTAGGCTTCAGGGTATTTATGAAGCCATCTTACCTTATGAGGGGCCAGCTATTCAAAACGCTGCTCACGTGGAGAAGCTTCTTGGGCAGTACAAGCGCGGGGAATTGTCTCAGTCTGCTCTTGATCAAGCTTTGGAACGAAACTCGACTGAAGTGATGCGGATTGTTAAAAACGCCATGCGAGACCCAGACGAAGCGGTCAAACTGGCGAACAAGCAACTGAAATTTCTTATAGACGGTGAAATGGATGCTTTGCAGAAAAATTTTGCCCGTTCGTCCAACCCTAGTGAGGCTGCCTATTTTAAAGAGCAGATAGGGCAGAGAGTAAGGCTGTGGCAGCAAAACAGTACGGAGCTCTTTGAGAACGCAAACAAATTACTTGACCCAGATGTGCTTGCCTTCAGTACCAAATTGTTGAAGGACGAGGCTGCCCGTATAGTGGCTAGGCCCTTAGGATCTGGTCTTAAAGATAAGCCACTCTTTGAGTTTCTTGACCAGGTAGGCCCTACTATTTCGTTGACGGATCTCAATGTGGTCAGGCAAGTGCTGCAAGCACATGGTAAAGGCTCAGACGCTGTAGGAGAGGTTGTTGATGCTGATATTAAAAACCTTGTCAACAGCATAACCAAGATGATGGAAGACAAAGCTGGGGAGCTTGCCGGAAGTTACGAGAGGGTTATGGCAGGCGGAACGGCTAACGAAATTAGTTCCGGTATAGGTACAGGCACTAGGTACGCACCTAGGTCAGTATCTAAGGCGACCATAGAGCAGCGAGCGAAAGGTATTGAGGCATTACGAGCAGCCAACAAGCATTACAGTGACGGCAAAGAGGCTTTTAATAAAGGAAAAATAACCAGCCTCAGGACTTTGATGGAGGAAGGGATATACGCTGATATGGTGGATGTGGCGGATTCTGTCATAAAAAACCGACGGCCTGAATTTTTAAGATCTTGGCTAGATGATTTAAATATATCTAATATTGATGAACTGAAGAGACTTCCTACAGACCCAAGAGTGTGGTCTGACGCCGCTCAAGCCGCAAGAAATGGAGATGTTGACTCGGTTGTTTCGTTTCTAAACAACAATAGAATAACTAGCAAAGTGGTTGGCAGACCGCCTGAAGGTATTGCTGCTGTTTTAAGGGCAGGCGACCAAAGCAGTCCTTTTTATAAGTTGTCTATGACGTACATGGATGATATGGCTGAAACACTGTCTACGTGGGCGGATGACATGGTCGCAAGAAAAAGCCCAGAACTAATGAAGGAAACCAACAGAGACATTCTGGCTGGTGTATGGATGAGAGAGGCGCTGGATTCTTCTAAAAAAGGCGGCGCTACGGATGCAGCCTCCTTTGCAAATAAGTTTGATGCTTTAGGGGATGAGGTGCAAAACATATTATTTAAGGGACAAGCTGAAGGATTCCGTTCTCTAATAAAGGACTTTCACTTACTGGGGTCCAATCAACAAGCTAAGTTGTTTGATGAGACGCTAGACAACATTACCAATAAGGGGATGAGAGACGCTGTTTCTACGCTTCGCAGTTCAATGGAAGCCGCCACTTCTCAGAGCACGGACGCTTTATTTAAAGCGATGAGGTCTGGAAGAATTGAAAATGCTGACGATCTAATACTGGCGGCAATGAAAGAACCGTCAATGGTTTCATCGTTAAGAAGAGTTGTCGGTGAGGACGCCTTTGACAGTGTTGGTGGCCTTAGAGACAAGACAGTGGAGAAGCTACTGTTTGAAGCGGTGGGAGACACCGGTCTTAGTCCTACCACAATTGCCTCTGGAGATTTTGGTAAAAATCTAAGGGCTGCTATTGTTCGTAAAGACCGAGAAGGTTTAAATGAAATACTTGGAAAAGACACTGTGGAGGGGATGTTAAAAGTCGCCGACGAATCTGTTAGATACAGCAACGCTGCTATGAAAGGAAAGTCTGGGCTAGCCCCGGCGGCTTTTGCAGCGGCTTTTGGTTTAAGGCTAATGACAGAGCCGGTTTCGGCTTTAACGGAAGCTGCTAGCGTTCTGGCCGCAGGAAGAGTGCTTCGTAACCGCCACTTCTTAAACTGGATGACCAAGCCCACTATTAGAGCTGCTGATGCTGAAAGGTCTCTTAGAATACTTACCGAAGAAATCCTAGGAAAAGCGCAGAATGCTGGGCAAAGCATGACTCGAGGCCAGGCGGAAGCATTAGCCAAAAAGCGTTTGAGCATTGGCACTGGCCCATCAGCAGACTTAAACTTGAAGGCTATGAAGATAAGAGAGCTCATTGACCGAGAAGCTAGGGCCGTGGCCGCCATGACCATAGGCGGTGGAATGCGAGAGTCAGTACAAGCTACTGGAGACTTAGCGCGTAATATCGCCACTACAGCAGTTACTGAACCAGAGACAGAGGACCAAGCCAACATGGCTGCTAGCCTACAACAAGCGGCACCTTCTCTTGTGAACCAAGTAACTACGGCAGGTTCAGACTTTCTTAGACAAGTTGAGGAGCAGAAAATGATGGGCGCTTATCCTGGGCAATGAAACTTTCAGAGCACTTCACTCTTGAGGAGCTCACCAAGTCCCAGGTGGCTAGAAGATACAGGATAGATAACATTCCTAGTCTGGGGGAGGTGGAAAACCTCAAGAAACTGTGCCTTCACATTTTAGAGCCTGTCAGAAAGTATTTTAATAGGCCCATTAGTCCATCAAGCGGTTTTCGCTGTGTGCTTTTGAACAGGCAGATTGGCTCTTCAGATACTAGCCAACATATAACAGGGCAAGCTGTAGACTTCGAGGTACCCGGTGTCTCTAATAAGGACACCGCTCTATGGATTAAGAACGAGCTTGACTTTGATGAGTTGATTTTGGAATTTCATAAGGAGGGTGAGCCACATTCCGGATGGGTTCACTGTAGCTATGTCGGACAATCAAACCGAAAAAAGTCTAGAAAGTACGACGGACGTACATGGTCAAATCTGCCCTAAGTGCGGATGTGCCCAGCCTAAAACTGTCTTTTTGCAAGGTCGTTATGTTTGTGAGAACTGCACCTGCGCCGAGGGTCCTCCTGAGGTGATGTAATGTACCGCTTCCCAAACTTAATCCTCGAAATCTTTTAATTCCCCCAGACTTTTGCAGAGTTCTTCATCAAGAGGTTCGTCTAATACGGGGTGGTAGCAGTTCCCACGCAAAAAGTCTCGAACGGTGTTGTTGACCGGGATGCTCCAAGTCATATGGCTGACCGCTTGCCAGCCCGCCGCCGATACTTTCGAGGGAACTCCAATCAGTTCATATCGTGTGCGTTCGGGGCTATATCTGAAAAGGGCGCCTCCTGAGTTTCCGAAGATTATCGGCGCGGAACTAAGGAAATAAGTCTCGCCTTCGATAATTTTATCCATAAAGGCCAGATTCCCTTGTGTTGCGAACGGAGGCTCTCCAAGACCGGCACCCACAGCGGTGACCGCGTCAAATAGGTAAATCGGTTCGTCTTCTGGGAGAAAATATGCTACGGGAGTTACCTGCCGTTCTCGGTCGATGAGCCGGAGCAAAGCAAGGTCCAGCTTGGCGTCGTACGCTACAATTTCGGCGCGGCTCGATTTCGACCCTACCATGTGCGAGTAATCGTTATAGATATGCCATTCGGCCCGCACTAGATTACGTTTTTCTCGGTCAACCTTTTTGCCAAGCTTGGGGTCCCATGCCGCCTCGATCTTGATGGCCTGCCTCACGACATGGTGGTTCGTAAGGATAAGCGAGTGGTACTCCCCTTCGGCGTCTGGTTGAGACCAAATAACGGTGCCTGATCCCGATCCGCGGCTTGGACGGACTAGCACAACGGTGTAGAGCATTTCGTTATGTTTTTGTTGATAACCCGGAATGGCAGGAGCGGCGTTAGCCTTACCGCTTACTAGGAGGACAAGCAACGCTCCGATTAACAGTATCGTTTTAAGCATAACGGCGAACCTCTTGCATTAAATGGTAAAAAGTTCTGGCTTAAAAATTATATTGTATTTCGTGTACGGAGTCACCTGGACGGGCGGCACGGAAATCGACCTTTACAAGAAATGTGACGAAGAGTGGAAGCGGTCTAAGAAAAGTTACGGTGAATGGCTAGAAAAGACACACCCTGAGAAGTACATCTAGACGCTTCTTGCTGCGTCGTCAAAAAACCGCTATAGTCTGTATCCCCCAGTGCGAATGTGACTCTGACAGACCCTCAGCCCCACTATTCGCACCATTTCAGCCCTACAATCGCACCGTTTGTAGGGCTTTTTTTAGGCGAGAATCCCCCAATTTCTGTAAAGATCAATGGTCGCTTTTGAAATAACCCGGAGCCGCGGGGAGTTACCTTTTGCTGCACCGCCAAAATGCACCAGAACGCTTCCTCGAGGGTTACCTTTTTGGGCCACGCCAGTGTCTGGGTTAATGAAGGCAATTCGTTGCTGGAAGAACACTATCTCAGAACAAGCCGTTAGAACTCTTAGGTCTCTTAACTCTCCATTGGGAGAAGGAATCAATAGGGTAGCCCGCACGTCCTGCTCAATTACGCAGTCAACCCACGGGGTGATGTTGCTGTAAGGAGGATTACACCACGTACCATCAACCCATTCTTGGTTGGTGCCGTCATTCTCTAGGTCATAGAAACGGTCACAAAGGGCATTCTTATCGCTCGCTGCCGCATCCAGTACGTATGGCCCAAACATGCTTTGTGCCAGCCGAAAAAGCCATGCTGGAGTCCTCCATTCGTCACGGCTATTCATCTAATTACTACCAGAATTCCGGAGGGATCGACATGATTCTTTGCAGGTCTCTCATACCTTTCTTATACAACCTCCGCCCCCGTTCTTGGAGCACTGTCTTCTTTTGCTGACCGGTGGGGTCTCTGCCACAAGATAGGTTATTGCCAATTTGCTTGAAAGTGGCCCCGTCAAAAAACCGCTGCTTGACAGCCGCCGCTTCCCTAGGACTTCTCCTAGTCAGTTTGCGTAAGGCTTTATGTACTAGGTCCCGAGACTCGGCTTCTATTCTCAGGGTTTCAGGATCAGCACCTCTTTCCAACAACAGAACTTCTATTAAATCCCGCTCAACTCTGCTTCTTAATTTAAATCTAGCATGAACTTTTACGTATCCCATCACAACTGTCCTTAATTTCATTTTGCCGCTCCCCAATCGTCGCCAATGCCGACATCAATCCTTGAAGGAACGCGCATCTCTACGCACTTCTCCATGAGTTCTTTTATCTCACCTACCTGCCTGTCAGTTTCAATGGAAAAGCAGAGCTCGTCATGAACGGTCAGCATCGGCAGATAGCCGTTCTTTGTGCAATCCGCCATTGCCTGCTTAGTTTGGTCCGCGCTGGAAGCCTGAATCAACTTGTTCAGCGCCTTGTACGTAAAAGCCACCCTGAGCTTATCTGGATCTAAGAGCTGCCACTTGGTTCCGTAAGTGGCCGCCCGATTGGCCACTGGAGTCTCCATAATCTGCTGCCACTCAGCCTCCATCGTCTCGTAGTGGACTGGGGAACCCCTCTCCCAAGGCCGCTCGCGCATAGGGAACCTGCACTTACGCCCTAGAAAGGTTCTCACCTCTTTGCGCAACTGTGCCTGCTCCATGACTATCGTGGCGAACTCTCGGATAAAAGGAACTTCCTCTTCGTACTCATCCCGAAGGGCTTTGGCTTCTTGAAAAGAAGTATCTCCGAGAACGGTTGCCATCTTGGCAACCCCCATTCCGTACATGATTCCCAGATTAAGTGTCTTAGCAAGCGTCCTGTCTACTCCAGCTAAGTCGGCTACCATCTGGTGGAAATCGAAATCATCCTCATGATAACGTCGTATAATCTCTTGCACGACGGAATTATCCTTAGTGCCTTCAGATTGGCAAGCGTAGTGCATCAACCAGCGCGGCTCCTGCGCAGAATAATCAAAGCTCCCCCACCGGCAGCCCTCTTCTGGAAGGAACAAACCCCGTATCAGCTTCTTAATCTCAGGATGCCTAGCGGGCATTTGCTGGAGATTGGGGTGGCTGGAAGAAAAACGCCCGGTTACCGTACCGCCACCGTCTGAGCGCAACTGGTTAAACTCGCAATGAATACGGCCTTCATGCTGGTGGCTGAGAATCGTATCCACAAAAGTCGTATTGGCTTTGTTGTACTCCCTTATCTCAAGAATAGTCCTAGCAATAGGGTGCTCGTGTGTTTTTAAAAACTGCTTGGTAAAACTTGGAGCACCGCTCTTGGCCGTTCGACCATACTCAAGACCAAGATTGTCAAAGACACTGGCCAAACTTCTAGCGTTCCACGGTTCAACCCAGATGCCTGTTTCCTTCTTCACTTTTGTCAGTAGCTTGTTCTCGAGCTCAAGTAGTCCCTTCTTGGTTCTTTCCGCTTTCTCCAAATCAACTCGAACTCCGCGGCGCCGCATTTCAAACACCGTGGGTAACAACGAGAGTTCTAGGTCCAAGATGGACTGACAGCCGTCTGCACGGATTTTCTTGCTCAGCACATGCCAAAGCTCCAAGGTCAGCCTAGCGTCCGTCTGTGCGTACAAGGCGACCCTGGCAGCAGGAAGTTTCCACATCTCTGCCTTGGCATCAACACCGTGCTGCGCCGCAGCTCGCCTTAAATCATCCTCCTGCTTGCGTTCCCCTAGGTACGTGGCTCCTAACGAGTTCAACGCGTAACTAAAACGGTTCTCATCAAGCAACGGAGCGGCAACCATTGTGTCAAGTATAGGGTTCCTGACATCAACCCCCTCCGACAGCAGCCAGCCTAGGTCGTACTGTGCGTTGTGAAACACAACCGGCATCCCATGAGCTAACTGACCTTTAAGCCAGCGAAGGATTAACGTTTTGGACATGTTCCCATAACCACGGTTATTGCCTATATCACCGTGGCCAAAAGGCAGATAAGCACACCAGCCGTCAACCGCTACGGCTACTCCAATCAGATTGCCATCATTCCTGACCCATCCGGGGCCAAGCGTTTTTAGATTAGGGTCTCTCGTCTCAACGTCAATTGCCATGATCGGAGCGTCTGACAAGTTTGGTAACTCTTCAGGAGGACTCCAAACTGACTCGTTGAAAAGATCGTCAATCATTTTTCGTCTAGATAGGATAAGCGTAATGGTGACTAAGAGAATTGGAATTCAAAATATGCAAACTTTCTTTTGCTCGAGTGGCCGCCACATACCAAACCCTGTGCTCTGGGTTTGGGTTACTTCGATATTCGTCGTAACTTGCCCAGTTCAACTCCGGAACTAAAACAACGTTATCTCGTTCCGCCCCCTTCATGGAATGAATGGTGCTCACAGTAATTCTGGGGTTTTTAACGGTGTCGCCTCGTCGCCTAGCACTCAAAATATAGTGCTTGGTTTCATCGTCAACCTTAGTCAACGCTCGCTTCCAGATGTCCTTAGGTGCTAATAGTCCTAAGGAAACTCTTGCCTCATCCATCGACAAAGCTACCGTAGCGTCTAGCGTCGAAAAGATTCTGGCACTGGGCGCATAACCTTCCCTATAACCGACATCGGCTTTTAAGTAGTAATAGATCCCCTTTATTTGAGAAGGCACAAGCTTGGCCCCTCTTATCCAAGCTTCCCAATCCACAATGGCATCAAACAAACCAGGCACAATAGACGGATCGCCATGGCGATTCTTGTATACCCAGCCAGCCTCCCGCAAAAGTCTTCCATATCTGTCGGCTAAGCGATTTGTCCTCGTAAGCAAAAGCCACTCGCCTTCATGCAAGGGAATGCTGTCAAGCCCTAAGTGCTCAAACACAAAACCTTGATACGGCCTAGGTCTCCATGTTTTTGGCAACCGACCAACAATTTTCTTGGAGATAGATTCAGCCACTTCATGTACAGCTTGAGGCACTCGATAAGATTGAGTGAGTACCTCCTTCTTTTCCGTGCACTGCTGAAAGGCGGCTACATCAGCTCCAGCAAAATTCATGATGGCTTGGTCGTCATCACCAAAAAAAGCTTGAATAGAAGGCTTCTGTCTCAGTACAGAAATCATCTTCCACTGCAACGTGGACAAGTCTTGAGCTTCGTCACAAAGAAGCGCCTCTATATCTGGGCACGTATCCATAGCAATAAAATGCTCAATCATGTCTGTGAAATCTATCTTCTGGTAAAAGCGCTTATATTTCTCGTAGGTAGTCACAAGAAGTTTGAACACAGGCCACTGCATTCTGTCATCGCCCCTAACCCGAAACACCTCTTCATAATCTTTGCAAACACTGCGAGCGTAGCTGTATAAATTGAGGTATCTGTCCCCTTCGGTAGTAAAACCAAAACGCTCGAGGTCTGTTTCAAAACGCTTCTTAGGACGACTGAACTCCATACCGAGATAATCGCCAAGGGCTTTTAAGTCGTCTCCTGCAATAACTTCGTTATGGTTATACCCACCAGCCCTGAACGCCATACTGTGCAACGTTTGAAAGTAAGGAAGCCCATCTTCCTCCAATCCCCAATCATGGCAAACGCGATCTTGGCTTTCTGTTGCCGCCCGTGTAGTGAAGGACACATTGGCAATCTTGTCTGGCGCTATGCCGTCCTCGATGCATTTACGGACTAAATTCGAGTTACGCTGGGTCTTGCCGGTCCCCGGTGGTCCTAGGTAAGTAACCTCCGTCTTATTCATCAGAACCTCTACTCACATACCACCTCCGTTGATATTCGTCCGTAATGAGTTCCTCTAAGAACGATCTTAGCCCTCAGTGTTCTCCTCAAGTATTCCGCTACACTTTCCTGATACATACTTTTATCTTTCAAAGAGTCCACAGTCTCAATAATATCCTCTACCTTTATTACTCGCTCTGTATGGATCTCGCACTGATACACATCTCCCAATGCATCCGAAGGACAACTGCATACCACCTCAATTTTGTGGCAGATCTTCATCGACGTTGAACCCAAAACTTTAACACTATCCACAATCCAACCGCCGCAAGCATCTTACTTGCAATTTGAAGACTCACTAAACTAGGTGATAAAAGCCCAAGCATTGATAGAAACACAACAGTATCAAGCGGCGTTGATACAGAAGAAGAAATAAGAATTCGATCTGCCAGTGGCCGTTTGGTCACTGAATACACAACCCAATCCACAACTTCGGCTACTGCAAATGCGCATACGCTAGCAATAGCAACAAAAGGATCTGCCATCCAGTAACTAAGTAAACCAGCTATCGCCATGGCAGCCACACACCAATGCCCCACGGCTCTTTGGCAATAATCTCGAGTAATAAAAACGCCTCCAATAACAATACTCCAGAACCACTCGTAGCCTGGAAAAGTCGAAAAGCCCCAGTTAACCAGTACCACGCTAGCAATATAAAAGGCTACATATCTCATTACAAAAGCTCCGTTTGAATGGGTTTCAAAGTCCACGTTATCGGCCCTTGCACAGCATCTATTCTCCTAGCCATTCGCTCTGGGCACATGTTCTGACTCGAAAAGTTTCTAGCTACATTCACAGAATCTGCTGATGCAAAAGGCCATTTGTCCCCACACAACGAAAGCCCTCTAAGCATATGAACCCAAGGCATTGAGCCAGACGCCGAAATGCTGTTAAAAACTTCGTCCATGCGTCGCTCCCATGCCAATGAGCCTATCTGCCAATATTGAGCGGACGAACCAAAACAAATGCGGGGAAACCCCTCATCAAGAATGTTGTGTAAATGCAGCAGCGACTCATGTAAATGCCACACAGGGGCCGCACAATCTTTGCGTAGTGGCCACTCCTTAATCAATGCCCAGTTAGCTTCTTCTGTCCCGTCGATCACGTCCGGAATAACAGCCCAATGGGGGTGTCCTAAGCGAGGCTCAACCCAAGAGTAGAACTTATCCCACTTAATGGCAGTCTTACGTGTGTAGAAACTAAACGCACCGTTGTCCCACATCACACTTTGCCCGTGAGCAAAACACCAAGTAGCGTTATCGGTTCTTGCAAAGCTCACGCAAAAATGCTTCCCCGCCATCTTCAGCAACTCAATCTGAGGGCTAAGTGGGGTGCCGTGATAGTGGATCATCAGAACGGCATCTCCTTATGCACCATCTCCACATCTGGTAGATCCACATCGCCTTTAGTCACCTCTGGAATCCCCCACACTCGCACGTTTCTCCACTCCCCGCGATCATCTCTGTAGTTGTATTGATGCATCGCCCTGCCGCCGTCGTTCATTTCCTTTAACC